GACAAGTATTTTTTCAAGTTCAGGGCCGTCTGTATCGGTATACATCGTATTGAAATCAACATAAATACCATCAAACCCTTTTGATGCAACCACCCTCGCAAATTCAAATGCATCAAAATTGCTGGCAATAACAAACACAAAATCACTTTGCTCAAATAGATTGTCTAATGAAAAAACATCCTTTATGCCAAACTTCGTTGCACGAGATTTTGTTTCTTCTGAACGACCTTCTGATGCCCATATGGTTTTATGCCCATTAAGCGAGCATGAGTAAGCAAGGGTGGAACCCATTGCGCCAGGAGAATAGATTCCGACCGTAGCCACTATTAACTTGCCGCAGCCTTCACTCCGTCGTAACTCCCCTTGATGTCATGATTTCTGTCGTTGTAATCAAACATTGTTACGCCTGAGTACTTAACGCCACTGACTACAGGTTTTGCAGCATGGGCATAGATAAATGTTGATGGAAACATCACAATATCTCCAGTCTCTGGCTTGAAGGTCAAATCCAAATACGGGAACCAAAGTTCACCGCCTTCGTAGTCGTCGTTAAAATATGCAACAGAAGAAACCGTGCAGGTATATGAGAATCCGTGGTCGGTGTGGACTTGGAAGTGCTGATTTGCCCCATACCGAACAAAGTTGATTGCCTCCATGTATTCCATGTTGATGTTGTAACGGCTCTGATAATCCGTCATGCAGGCACGGATTGCATTTGCCGTATCGTTATAGATGTTCTTTAGTTCAGCGAACTGTGGGTAATGGTGGAGGTGTTCCATGTGGACTTGACCAATTTTGCAGTCAACACAGTCTCGGTATTCAGGCATTTTTTGAGAATATCCAACCAATGCTTCACACCACATAAATGGCATGGTTGTACTACTGCCGATAGTTGACTCAAGCCTGTTGATTATGTCAAGCTCTTTTGGTAGTGCATCTTTGTAAACGAGGATGCCAAGACGCGGGTCGCTGAGTATTTCTGTTTTCATGACTTCAGTCTATGCCACGGTAAAGAAACCTTGCGACACGTATCTCCTACCAGAAGTTACTGGCTTTACGCCATGAGCCACGTCTTCGTGCCAAGACTTTGACCACAAAAGCAAAGAGTTGGCTTTAGGCTTAATCGTCATTCCGAGAGCTGGCATCCATATCTCGCCGCCTTCGTAATCGTCGTTTACGTAATAAACAGTTGAATAATCAGTCCGTGGGAATCCTTCAAATCCATACTGAAACCCGTCACAATGAAGCCTCAGCGACCTGCCATCACTGCACAATGAGAGAAACGGTCCGTACTCCCAGATTGTTTCATCTTTAAAAAAATCTAAAATAATTTGTTGCGATTTATTAATTGTTTTTTTTAATATATTTGATATTTCTGGGTCTGTAGGTTTGTGAGTGAGTGTTTTGAAATCATCATCGTTACCCATGCTCTCTGGGTACGGTTCTCCCTTTTTCCCATTTCTTATCAATTCGTACTCCTCGTCATCAAGAACGAAACAGCGCTCATATTCAATTTCAGGGAAGCGTGAATGTTTTACTTTCTTGAACCTGACTGGACTGTCTCCAGAGCCCAAATACCCAAAGTCATCTGACATTCTGTCAATGTAGTTAATTACTTGTTGCCATTCATTATTTGGCAAATAATCAGAAAACAAGAAAACTGCAGGCGATTCTTCGTTTTCTTTGTCAAACATCATAACTACTCAACCGTAAAGAATGCTGGTGATGTGTATCGTTCGCCATCCATAACCATTTTCACACCATGTAAATAATTGATGTCCCCCGGATGGAGCACTGCAAGACCTGGCTCTGGCTTTACAACAATGTCGTGTTGGGGGTAATAAAGTTCTCCGCCTTCAAAGTCATCATTCCAATAAAAAAGCGAATTTATGTCGTATGTTGGAAACGGATTTGGCGAGCCGTCATTCATCTGCTTGTCGGCATGTGGGCGTTGTTCAATCCCCTTAAACCACCTAACTATGCACGGAGGTCTTTTTTGTAACTTGCATCCGAATATTTCTCCAGCAGTAACAGCCATCTTGTCTAGATAGAAATCAATCAGGTCGTAAACATCTTTGTTTATACGTTGCAAAATATCCCATGTGCACTGTCTGTCATTCCAATAAGCCGCGCTATAGGTACAAACACCATTTTCATCAAAGATGTCCTCGTCTGAGCCATTTGACCATTCGCTGATAGTTCTTGCAAATGAGGAGATAATTTTGACATCTTTTTCATTGATAAAGTTTTTTATGACGTGAATATTTTCTGGACCAGTTCCAAAAAATCCAGGTTTAATCTTCCACGGAGAATCCATGTACTAAGACTATCTTGTTTTGTTGCTTATATCCGACTCAGGTAGTGGTCAATATCTTGGCTGATTACATCAAGAGACAGAACGACACTTTTCTCCTTGGTAGTTTCTTCAATCCATGAAGTTCCATCATCACCCTTAGTCATGACTGGGTTCCAGTCTGCTCGTCCATCTTCTAAGACTTTTTCATTAAACCAAGGGTAAATTACGCCATCAACATCTCTTTCACCAAGCAGGAAGCCATTTGAGTATCTCTTGGTTTTGGTTCCAGTTCTGTCAATCAAAAACTTGGTGAAGTTTCCAGTAATCGGGTGTGCTGTATTTGCCCAAATGGGCACTGATTCTTGGCCATTTGACCACGGAACAATCTCACCGGTGTATGGAACACCTAGTTCGTTCAGTGTTGCCTTGTAGCCTTCTGTCAAGTAATACCAAAGAGCATTTTGTGTTTGAGTTATTTTTGTATTCGGCACAAAATCCGAGTCGTATGTAACCTTGTCAACACGAGCATTTGTCAATTCAGAAAACTCAAATGTAGTTCCAAAATTTTCTTCTGCATATTTTTTAGCAAATTCGCCGACTGATATGTCTAGGCCAGCGCTCTTACAGTAAGCAGCGATACCGTCTTGGAATTCCTTATATCCATGGCACTGAAAGTCGTCTACGACAATAGCGATGATGTCAAAATCTTTTTCGTTTATATAGCGCTGATTAAGTTGTTCTATAACTCCATGCTGTGGGATATTGCCACAGCCAGCAGCAACGTTAAATACGAGAGTTACCTTGCCTTTGCGATTAGCAAAAATATCTTTCACTCGTCCATCGGCGGAAGCAATTGGAATGTCATAAAGCGATATGGGGTGAACCACCTCTTGCGCTTTTCTATACTCCCCTGTTAGATATGTATCTAGAGTTGTCATTTTGCCAACTCTTCCTCAATTATCTTGGATAGTTTTTCAAGTTCGATTTCTGGGGCTTCGCAATAACCGTCTTTGTATGCGTATTCAAGAAGCACACCATTAGTTAGTCTTGCAACTCTTTCGCCCTTTTTGTTAATCAGGAACTTTTCAAAGTTTCCAGTCATATCTTGCTTGAGTCTTTTTTCGTCTTCACTCAACAGTTTTTGGTACAACTCGTGTGGAATGTTTTTCTTTTCCTCTAGCTTTTCATGCCAAGAGACAACTAGCTCTGAAAAATCAAACGAAGCGTTCCATTCATTAACACCGTAATCCCTCGCATGCTTTGCATCTCTAACGCCGTCTGCATATTCTCCGTAGGTAACTCCATTGCCGCAGAAGTCATTCGTTGGAACAGCAACAACGGCGAATCCGAGGTCTTTGTATTTTTGGTAAAGACCCTCAATAATCCCGAACTGTGGTGCGTTTCCGCAGTGACCAGTTGTGTTGATGATGAGAGTGACTTTTCCTTCGCAATCTTTCAAGACATCTCGTTCGCCGTCCCACGATTTGAGGTCAATGTCATAAATTGATTTCATATTTCTATCCTATTTAAATCTTGGCGGGAAATAAGGAGGGAAGTAAGGAGGGAAGAATGGTGGGAAGAATGGTGGGAAAAACGGAGGAAAGAATGGTGGGAAGTATGGTGGGAAGTATGGCGGGAAATAGGGAGGAAAGAATGGCGGGAAAAATGGGGGGAAATACGGCGGGAAGAACGGCGGGAAGAACGGCGGAAAGTAGGGTGGGAAAAACGGAGGGAAGAACGGAGGAAAATATGGTGGAGCAACAGGGGTTACGGAGTTTGATGCTGCAGAGTTAGGACTGTTTCCAAATGCACTTTCTGCTCTTACTGTAAATGTGTAAGCAGTACCGTTTGTTAATCCAGTGACCGTGAGAGATGTTACGTTAAGACCAGTTGCAGTAATACCACCAGGACTTGAAGTCGCTCGATATGTCACATCTCCAGCCGCAGCTGTTCCAGTTGCGCCCTGAGTAAAGGTAACAGTTGCCTGAGCATTGCCACCAGTAGCAGTCCCAATTGTTGGAGCGCTTGGCGCAATACCCATAACAAGCGAAGCACTGGTCCCAGATGAATCAGACTCAACACCATTGGAAGAAATAGCAACAACG